CCAAAGATAGCAGTCGAACCAGAGTAGATGGTAACAGTGTCAGCACTATTATTCGAATCAAAGCGAATGCTGCCGCGGCCATCGCCGTCGATGAAAGCACCAGTGGTGCCAATTGCAACGCCTGATTTACCGTGACCAATAACACCAACACCACTCTTCACACCCATGGTAAAATAATTTGTACCCGCGATCTTGAAGTTAAGTGCCTGAGCGTCAAGAGCCACAGTACCTCTGGTGTTACTAGTACCTTTTGATTTAACAGTGAGGATTGGCTTGTCAGGCGTACCTGAGTTGTAAATTACTGATGAGGTAGCACTACCAATAGCCAAACAAGCGCCGGATAAGTTCGTGCCCGAGTTGTCACCAATGACAAAAGCATATGCGTTATTGGTATTGGTGTCGAAGCCCGACTCACCTTGGCCGTGCGACGATGTAATGTTAACGACAGTTGCATAATAATTACCACCGTTATCAACGGTCTTCAATCTAATGCCCAGTTCACCAACTTCACTCTGAATCTGTGCAGCATCATCGCTAGCAACGTCATGCCAGAGAGTCATAAAGTGGGTTCCCTTTGCCAGGAACTGGTGACCTGTGGTTTGTGTCGTACTACCTACGTTATATTCTATTTCCCTATTGGAGCCTGAGCCAATGTTAATCCAACATGGCAGATTGCCGCCGCCGAGACCGCGGGCAATAAGGTTGATGGATGAATTGACTCCACTGCCCGGGCCATGAGATACAACTCTCAATTCGCCTTGGGCCGGTGACCAAACCTGAACGTTTGATCCCGATACATTTTCTGCTTGAAAAATAAGCTGGCGGCCGTTGCTGCCCGTCAAATTGTGTCCATCAGTTTTCCAATCAAGCAGGCCACCCANGGNGCCATTATGATTAAACTGAATTGAGCCTGACGTACCTGCAACAGCGGAACCACTGTTTATGTATGCTTTGAGGTCGCCGGCTTCGATGCCTCTAACCGTATCTGCGCTAGTGTCGTGAAGAGCTACGATATCGCCATCAGCGATAACACCACCCCACGCAGGGCCGCCGCCCTCGGTCTTTATAAAGTTTAAGTGACCTATCTCAATCGAACCGGAAGCAATGGCATCTCTTTTAACGCCTCCGGTGGCGATAAGCCTTGAATCTATCTTTGTTCTTGCCATTTTGTATATAATCTCCTGTTGTTGTTGGGGTCATTTTGACCCATTAAGAACAACCTTAAGAAAACAAAAACTATCAGGAAAACAAAACTTTCTTTAAATTTCTAATATTATTATCAAACTTGCAAAAATCAGAATTAAGGAATTCAACTGAAAGGGAACTGCAAACAGAATTGGAATCATCGAATTCGAAATGGAAACGGCCGGTGGAAAGACGATGACACTTCAATATTGATACCCCTTTAAGCTGCAAATAAGCGGCTATACCTATATCTGACGTAATGTATCTTTTGTCTTCTGACACCTTCTAAAATCCCCATCTCATCTATTTGTTATACTCTTACTTAACTAGGGTCATTTTTTATGAAGGCACCTTTTGTTTGATTATCGTTAGGAAAAACCAGAGTATAGCCAGACTCAGGATCTAGAGGAAAAGCGCTTTGAAGTTCTTCCATTTTTTTGTTCAAAGCGCTTTGAGCTAGCTCTATTTCATCCAAAAGCCTCTCTTTGTCCACCTCATAAGCCTGTAACAGCAAACCCAACGAAGATATTAGTTCTTTTAATCTTGTCCTTACGGAAATTATAAAATCAATATCCCCTTCTTCTATTTCAAAATATGAATCATCTATCTCGGGCTCGGGTTCGGGCTCGGGTTCTGGTTCGAGATCTAAATCTCCAGAAATCAGCTTTCCACCTCTTATTACATATTTGGGATTTGAGACCTCTTCGGAAACCTCTTCTTCAACTTCTTCTACTAGAGCCTCTTCGTCCAAAAGAACGTCCAGGGCCTTGTTGGCCTTGTCGTGCATATCTGGACTTGTCTCCTTGAGGTGTTCTAACAAATTTATTAATTTATCTAACGCTGACATATTATGCTCCTTGAATAAAACAGATTCAAATATAAATAGTCAGCTGCCGGCGGTTATAACATAACTAATCAAAAGATTCTCATCACCGCCGGGGGCTTCTGTGAATGTTATGGTCGTACCGTTATCATCAACAGTATAGTCAAAGTTGACACCAAGGGTCATCAAAAGCCCACCCCTGAAAACCATTTCCGTTCCCACAACGAAAGTATGAAGTGTAGTGAAGGACGTCCTAGTGCCATTTGGAGATTGGTTAAATTTTATTCTTGCAACATAATTATCTGTCGTCATCACATTCCCGCCCGCTTTCGCGCCAGAAGAAGTCGAAGTCGACGGGCCCGCTTTTGCGTTTCCTGCAAACTGAAATCTGGATGGCAACTCTTTTCTTGTCTCCTCTTTTACGACTCCTGCAAGACCATAGAACCTTCCCCTTTCGTGCTCGGGGTGATCACCAAAAACAAGCCGTTCTCTGGGAATTTTTATCTCTACAGCATTCTCTCTTATGGCGAACTTCGGTTGCTTTTGATTTTTACCATCCCCTATAAGATAAGCTAAAACTTTTATTTGTATTGTAGTTTCCAGCTTTCTTTCCTCGGACGTAAACGAAGAAAAGTTATGATTCTGTGTGAAGCCCTCCTGTATAAACCCTTCGTATCTGTGCCCTTCGTTACTTATGAGGATGTAGTTTATAGCGCCGGGGGATGTAATAAAAGGAGTTATCAAGTCATTCATCTGCTCTTGAAACTCTGTCCTTACAGTGATCTTATAAGTTAATTCGATATACACCGGCAGGGGTACTGATATTGACTCATAGACAATTTTATTATTTTGCATGCCCGGAAAGTTCAATTGTCCGCGCTTTCGCATTGCTGTTCTGTTTGCAAAGTTTGATGTTTTATCTTGTTTGATTCTTCTGGATATCTGGATTGTTCCGCCTCTTTCGTCTTTGTTTGGCAGAATGTTTGCCCAAAGAGAACCCTTTTTGTTCGGATCCTTAACCATCTCCGTTCTTTCCAGGGAAACAATCGGCAATATTAGTGTACCGTCCTTGTCTCTAAACGATCTTTCCCTCTTCGAAGAGAGAGATCTTTCGGGAGAAACCCAAATTACCGGCGATTCTTTGAATCCATCCTTTGTGTCTGTATGTAATTTTAAATCTTTTAAATAATTCAACATTGCCTTATCGACATTCTCTATTGTCGAGGGCCCGAAGGGGATCGGTTTGTCTTTAAGTGCGCCTGGAGCGGTATCTATAGCAAATGCCATTATTCAATGTCCTCCAGGCCAGGAAGTCCATAGTAAATGCCCCTTTCGTGTTCTGCTTTGTCGCCAAATATAATTCTCTCTCTTGGGATCTTTACTTCTACCGCATTTTCCCTCACCACTATATTGGGTTGGTCTTGGTTTTTACCTTCGCCAATCAAATAACCTAAAACTTCAATAGTAATTTTTGTTTTATATTTCCTTTCTTCTGAGGTGAAGTTCGCGATATTGTTGTCGTAATCAAAATTCTCTTGTATGAATCCCTCATATCTATGATTATCCTTACTGTTCAGAAGTACGTAATTTATTCCACCAGGAGTTGTAACGAAGGGCGACACCAGTTCATTCATCTGTTGTTGGTATTCCGTCGATAGTATTATTTCATATGTGACTGTCACGTAAACAGGAAGAGGTATGGTTACCGTTTCGTACACTATTCTTTCATTAGCAGTTGGGAAATTTATCTGTCCCCTCTTTTTCTTAGCATGCCTGTTAGCAAAGGCCCCTGTCTTGTCCTGTTTGATTCTCCTAGCCACGGGTATAGCTCCACCCTTTGCGTCCCTTACAGGTAGGATATTGGCCCATACAGAACCCTTCTTGGTGGGGGACTTAATCATGCCAGTTCTCTCTACTGTTACAATCGGTAAAATGAGAGAACCATCGGGATCTCTTATTGCTTTATCCTCTTTGCTTTGAAATGCCCTTTCTGCGCCAACCCAAACCACGGGCACCTTTTTCCATCCCTTACCAGTAGTTGTTCTGAGATCCATTTGATTGTTTAAGTAGTCCAACATAGATTCATCTATGTGTTCTATAGTTGAACTTGGGAAAGACAGCTCTTTTAGTTTTGCCAATTTCTCTCTAACTGGCATCGAATAGGCCCTCTCTGGCCTTTACACACTCAGCCGTTATTTCCATCTTGTGTTGAGCTTGACCAAAAAGTTGACGTGGTTCGTTTAGTGTTACTATTTCATAATAAACGTCGCCATAAAAAACAAAATCGCCTTCTCTGACAAAGACGTTTTGATCTTCTGTCAGTCTTCTCTTGTGAAAATGTATGTTTATTTTAGGCTTCCTATCGACGCCCAAGTTCGTTGTCTCTGTTTCATACCCCATCCACTCAACAAGAGCGTAAACTCTTATTGGGCTCAAAAAAGTCTTATGAATCGCTTCTCCATAGACTGGGTGGTAGTTGGTATGTTCAAGGCTTATCGGGTAATATACGACCTGTTGACCTATAACTCTTTCTATAAGTTCATCATTAACTTGTTTGACCAAGTCCCTCTCTTTCTTCCCAAGAAATAGAGGAGGTGGTGGTGCCGCGGGTTGTTTCCATTTGTTATCAGCCATGTTTTATTTACCCCACAAAAACATTTAACGGCACTTTTTCTTGAATTGTGTTAGAAGAATCCAAAGTGGCTGCTTGTTGTTCCATCAGCTTTGGATAAGTCATTTCAGCAAGTGTTGTCTTCAATTCCTCTCTTAGTTTGTCCTGTTCTTCTCTCCCTTGTGAGATCAAATCAGAGCCATTCAAAGTGACAGATTCCCCAGGAATAGGAATGCTTTGAAATTTGCTTCTCACCTGACCTAAAATTTCCTTGCACAGAGCCAGTGCAAATCTTCTTATCCATTGTTTGCCGATACTATTTATACTACTGTACGGCAAATTTGCAAATGGTAGATTGTTCATATTATTAATACCGTCAACACCAGTTTTACCTGCGCCTTCGTCTTCTTCCCATGGTTCAGACTGAACAGAAAACTTAAACCATATTTTGCTCGGATAAGTCGTACCTGGAGGTATTGGGAAAAGTCTCAATTTGTTATTTTTCAATTCGTAAGACCAGTGAGACATTCTTGTATAAATTGCATCTTCGAATTGCATTGCTTGCAGTTTATTCTGCCAAGAAGGTATTAACTCAAATGTCGAAGTATCAGAAAATTGACCATAACTGTGGAGATTCCCCACAACGTTCAACCCTCCGTAATATCCGTAGAATCTCCACATGGCCTGGGGTGTTTTATAGTAAACATTCCTAACTAGTATCTTTTTATTTTTAACCTTGTTGTGCCAACCCTCTGAAGATTCAGAAAACTTAGATCCACTAAAGATTACTTGCTGAAGATCATAATCTTGAACACCGGTTTTAAGCTGCACTGATGCAGAATACTCTACATTGCCCGGGCCGACGCCAGCCTCTGCCCCAACTCCCTCTGCCACTCTTCTGGCGTACCCGAAGTTAAACTTTGGAAACTTTAAAGCAGTGTGGGTGCCGGCCAAAGAGGAAGATAACGTCGAGCCTTCGCCTGTGGGCTTAAGATGCCCAAGGTGGTCAAAGGTGCCGGTTGTTGCCCCTAGATAGGACGGCAGTGCATTGTTTGCCTGATGAATATTCAAAATATATGAGTACTCCAATACCGCCTCTTCATATGCTGAATAGACGTTTGCTGGATTTAACTCAATATCAAGAACATCACCTCCAAGCTTCCTATACACATAGGTTACTTGATCCACAGCGCCTGAAAGAAAATTAGGATCAAATAGTGCTGAGTTAGTTGCAGAATAAACGCCATATGGAACGCTTTTATTCACATTTCCCACACTACCCGAAGATGATAAAATACTTTTACTCGTTTTGCTAGCCGGAGTTAAAACTGGTGTAGCCATTCATGAATCCTCCATTACTAAATAATTAGTATTAAACTAGGCAAAACACTAGTACTTAAAAATTACTTTATTCTTTCGTAGTTTTTTCGGTGGCCGCGGGGTTCGTCGTTGGAGTAGATTTCTTTCTCGTTGTCGACCGCTTTCTCGTTGTTTTTTTACGAGTAGGTGCCTTACTGGTGGAGGTTTTTTTTAATGCGTTAGGGAGAGGCCTCTTGGGAGACTCGGATTCTACTATCACCTCTGGTTCAGGTTCAGGCTCTACTATCACCTCTGGTTCAGGTTCAGGCTCTACTATCACCTCTGGTTCAGGTTCAGGTTGTGAGACGATTTCTTCTTTTTCTATATCTTTTTTAGTACCAAACAACGCTTCTCGTTTAGAAGAAAATTTCTTGGCAAATTTAGCCATTGTTAATCTTTTATTGCGTTTTCCCATCGAAAACTCCTTTCTGGTTATATAGTAAATAGCAACCAAAAGAAAGAAAAACCCCAAGCAATAAAGCTTGGGGTTAATTCTTTGATAAGGCGAGTTAACTATTAGGTCGGATCTGTGAATACCGCGGATCCGTTCCCGTTGGCGTCAGCGGTGATTATGATACCATCTAACAACCAAGCGTCGTTTGAAATCTTGACGCATTCAATCCAGGTGCCTATGTTGCCCCCACTGTGATCTAAGTTGGCGTCTAGTGTGATCCTGCAATCGTTTGTAGCCGGGACGAGTATATTCACAGTATCGCCGCCCGCGCCGTCACCGGTTGCGAGTGTTTCGCCGTAAATAACAGATCCAACGAAGTCGTCTCCGCCTGAGTCGGCAGTATCACCTGTAGTGATCGTATAAGCGTTGTTGTTTGCTGCAATTACCACGAACCTATAGAACGTTCCGGTTTGAACCGTGCTAAGTTCCGGTAGTGTTACTGCAAGTGCTGAAGTTGAGTTTAACAACAGTGTCTTTCCAGAGTCTCCCTGTGTTAACGTTGCGTCTGCATCCAGCGTTTTGATATTCTTTCGGGCCCCTTCGTGGGCCGCTCTTCCTATCTTACTCATTTTAAATCTCCTTAAAGTATATTTCAAGGCCCTGAACGCCTTATCATAGGTTTCACTTATAAATAGTTATCCACAAACGAAAAAGCCCCCTCAAATGAATGAGGGGGCCAAATCTTTTTAGTTAGTTATCAGACTCTATCAAGAGCCAGCCTCACCAAGGAGACCACGGACAATAACAAGACCATACATATCTGGTCGGACCATCTTCTTGGCGTAACGGGTCATAACTCCCTTACGCGGCACGAAGTCTTCCGTACCAAAAATGGTCGGTGTCACCTGCAGTGGCACATACGGAGCGTAAACATAGCCACTCTCAAGGAATGAGCCACCCTTACGGCCGACGAGGACCACATTGCGAGGGAAGTAGGGGTCAACGTAAACGTCCCACTTCTTGCTAAGGGATCCACTCTTAACTGCACCAACGGTTCCGCGGTCTGCATCCGCAGTTACACTGGCTCGGAAGCCACTAGTAAACTCAAGGATGTTAGCAACCTCTGGAGAACAAACAACGAAGTTTGCGCCTCCGCGGAGCGTCTTTCTGTGGATCTGAGCCGACACGTCATTGATCGTCTCAATAAGGGTCTCGTACCACTCGCTGACGGTGCCGGTGAAGTCTGGAGCTGCCGAAGTAGCGCCGAGTTCACTTCCGTTACTATCAACGAAAAGGCCTGGAGCGCGGCTCCAGTAACGAGTACCAGCCTTTGCACCAACGATAAGATCACCAAGAATTTCCTGATCAATTTCAAGAGCAATCTGCTCCGAAAGAATACCAGTCAATTCGACTTCAGCATCAAGATTGTGGTATGCGTTGAGATCCTGTCCCAACTCAGGGGTCCACTTGGCCTTGAGCTTCTTAGTTACGGCCGTCACGGCAATACTGTCGACCTTGATGTCGATCTCTGGAATACGCTGCTTGCCCGAGGAAGAACCAACTTCTCCTGTGGAAGGTGATGGCTCTTCAAGGCCCCAGACATCAGCACCTACAACTGCGCCAATCGTATCTGCTCCGCCATTTCCAGCATTAGCATTATTGAAATTGTCTGCTACTGGAAATGACAAGTTGAGTCTCTGTCCATCGCCGCCGGCGACATCAGGAGCTGCACCGGGTCGACCGACGAAAAAGAGCTGCAAGTTGCCGTCAGAGTCGAACTTGGTAAGTCTTCTGACCAAGGTTGCACCGGTGGATGAACCAGTAACCTGGGAAATAGCAGTGAGTGCATTCCTATTCAGGGATGCAAGGTCGCCGCCGTTTGCAAAAGAAGAGGCACTAATTTGCAATGCCGTAACCATATTGGAATTGTCGGACAAAACATCAGGATCGAACCGGATATGCTTCTTCTGAGCCTGTGTAAAGGCAGAAGCAGAAACGTCGATAATTGGATTTGACCCCAAGGTCTGAGCCAAACCAACGTGGCTTCCTGTTGGTGAACTGTAACCAGTTCCCAAATCGTAGAAGCCGCCGCCGCCATCCTGCTGCCGGTCAGACTGAGTGGGATCCAGGCCTAACTGAACACCACCGGTGATCTGACGACCAACGACGTGGCCACCGTATACCGATTCACCGGGCAATACCCCGGCTCTACCATGTGTGTGCGTAAAATCAAGGAAAAAGATAAGGCCACTCGGCAAGCTCATTGGCTGAACCGATACCAAATCGTTAGCGATCAACCCGCCGAAAACACGACGAACGATCGGAAAAGCAACTGCGGCGAAGCCTTCGACATCACCTGCAGCCATCGATGAAGCTTCTCGGAGAAGCTCCTTAGCCTGATTCTCAAGGAGAACGGCCATTGTATTCTTGTTGCGATCGTCACCAAGACCCTCTAGAAGTCCAGTCTTTTCCCACTTATTAAGCAGGGCTGCTCCTTCCTTCTGGACGTCACGGTGAACGATGCCTTCTGTAAGTTTCTGTAAAACAGACATAGTTTTTCAAACCTCCTAATTATTGTTTGTTCTTTTTGATGCCAGCCAAACGCTGCATCCTTTCCGCGAAGATATCACTAGTGTTGTTATCCACATCGTTTCTTCGGGAATTAATAATTAATGAAGGGTTTCTACTAACGGCTTCGCTCAGTGATTTCGGCAATGACTTCTTGTCAGTGCTTCCCACCGTGCTTTGAAGGGTCTCGTAAATAACCTTCGCTTCTTGTACAGTTTCAGCCTTGGAGATTGCTTCGACAATTTTTCTTTTTTGTCGCTCATTCAGGGAGGAATCTTCAAGGGACCTGTTAATATATAAAAGTTTCGCATTGGAAACATTCACATTATCAATCTTTTCTTTTAAGAATAAGACAGCATCCCGGAATTCGTCATTTCGCTTGGAAAGCTTATTCTCGGATGCTTTAGAAATTTTTATTGATTCTTCGAGTTCTGCGACTCGATTGCGCAGAGCTTCATTTTCTTCTTTGACCTCATCGTCGTTTTCTCTTGCGACGGCCTGGAGTTCAGCTTCATCTAGTGCTGGCTCTGGAGTTGCCAGATGACCAGTCTTTACCGGCTCAATGTCAACTTTAAGTCTTTCCATTATTTCGTCTACTAGGAAATCTTCAAGGTCAAAGTCTTCTGTCATCGTGCTGGCCGCTTCGGGAGAGGTCTCTGCAGCTGTGGCTAAAGTATCATCGGCAGCAAGTTCTTGATGAGTTTCTTCCGGGGCGGGGGGTGCGCCTTCTTCAGCTTCTATATCCTGTATCTTTTGAACCAGATCTGGCAGTTCGAATGTTACTGTTTCTGAATCGCTAGCGGGTTGTTCGGGAATATCGTCGGCGGGTGCGGAGGGAATTTGTTCCAAGGATGGATCTTCTTCCACTTCTTCTTCTCCTCCAAGTTCCGCGCCAAGGTCACCGCCCAGATCGTCTAGGCCGCCGGCGAGGTCATCACCTGCGGGCTCTTCCAATCCAGCGAGAGGATCCTCTTCATCCTCCTGCTCTAAAAGAGCGCTTACAGCTTCTTTTATCTGATCAGAATATTTTTCGATGACCATGGTTTCGGCATTTTTGATCGCAGCCTCTTTCAAGGCCTTTGCATCAACGATGGCTTGTTCTAAAAGTGAAGACATAAACTTACCCCTTAAAAAAGAAAATTTCTCACAAGTAATTAGTAATTCAAAAAGCTAAATGACAGTAAATATTACTTACAAGGTAGGACTAGGGATTCTCAGTCACAGAGCCGTCGTCTCGAACGTACCAGCAAGCTTGATCATTAGCGCCCATGCAATGTGCAAAAGTGCTTCCGCCATAATTTAAAGTTGTAAGGCCTCCGGACTCGTTAGGGTTGCAATTACCTTCTTGACCCACGAGGATACAAGGAACATAACCAACAAAAGTCCAGTCATCGGGGCTGGTGTTTTGATATTGATTGTCGAAAATGGCCAGCTTATAAAAGTTGTATGCTGCGGAAGACTCTTCATCATTCCCCGGATGCTGATTTCGAGTATATGTCGCATGATTTTGAAAGCCCTTGTAGGCGACAGCAGGGCCAGCAACACAGGGAACCCACACGTTATTGCTGGATTCGTATCTCATATGAAAAATATTATAAAGAGTTCCACCTACATTGGCCCAGCTGGTAAATTTAGAGCAGGCTATAAAAAACCCTGATGCGTTATTGCCATGGGATTCTATTTGACCCGCGAACATACCAACATCATAATATTTATTATCTCCTGAAACCAAGTGCTTTCTCAAAAACACATAATTCGGAGTTTCTATTATTTTTGCATATGCATATCCACTATAGTTTGCATATAGTCCCCCATAGTCTCCGCCGCCGGCTCGGGTCCATCCGGAAAAACGAGTAGCTGACGCAATTTGAGTAGCCCTATTTGTTATCGAAGATACTCCGCCGGCGGGGGCGATGGCGAGATGTACATCGTTTTGAGTATAGGTGCCGGATGATCCGTATGTGCCCACAGTGTCGCCCATAACGTTTGGGCACTTGTTTGTTTTCATTGCACTACCGACATCATACCCATTTGCAAGGCATATCTCCACACCGGTTGTTGCGTTCTCTATAATAAACCCACCATCGCCGGCCGCTGAAGTGGTTGACGCGGTGCCCGATTTGATAGACCAATATTTAGAAACACCGTTAAAATGAGTATATAATGCTGCCAGAAAGTTTCTTACTCCCGAGGTTGCAGAAGCGCCCGTCCACGATATCGCAGAAAACTGAATATCAGTTGCGGTCGATGACCCGGGTGTTAGTTTTTTTGGTTGCTGCAATGACATATTATTCAGCCACCTGCCCGTCGTCGTAAACCCAGAAGCTACCTGACATGTTTGCAGCATAAGTTGTATTGTTGGAATCCTTCATTAGGGCAGAGTTTGCAATATTTCTACAGTGCTTCGATGGTTCCGCGGGACCAATCAAAACACAAGGAAAGGTTCCGATCATTATTGAGTTGTTGGTAGTTGCCAGTTGACCATAGTTGTCAACAAGGGCACACTTGTGCAAATTAAAGTTTGTGCCATCGTGAGAAGATGTAGGAAGATTCGGGTAAGAACCGCCGGCGTCCAAAAAGCCGCCTTGATCGTCCTCTGGTCGAGCCTTACCTATGCCAAACCGGCCGGCAGAGGCTTCATACACACACTGAACTCCCAATCTAGTTCCCCAGCCACCGTTAGAATCACGGCCGTCGCTGTAAGTAGTTGACCAGCTCCCACCACAAACAACATTCCTAGTAGTGTTAACACCGGGAGATTCTATCTTTCCACAAAAGACCCCAGTGCGATAAGCAGCACCATGATTCGTGACGACTGTTTGGTAGGCCTTGTNATCCGATGACCCGGTATAGTCCATTTTGGCCCGCACAAAGAACCAATCTTTAGTTTCTAATATCTTGAGCTTCACTATGCTGCCAGCCATACGACCACCACCAAACACGTCGTAACAAAGGCCAGAAAATCTACTATTTCCCGCTGAGGCTGTAAGAACTCCAGTTATCTCACAAGCAGTATCCATACCAACAAACACGTCCCTATAGGTAGAACAGGTGACATAAGTGCCCGGGTCGTGGCCCTTATCTTTTACGTCCCTGAACTTCTTTTGGAACTCGTTTCTCCAGGATGCGGGAGCAGCGTTAATAAATAAGAATCGGGCGTCGTTATTGGCAGTACTTTCTGTTTTAGACTTTACAATAAATCCCCGCTCACCGGTACCCTGAGAGTTATTTGCAAAAGTCATATTTGCATTACTTGAGCCAGAATCACCTGTATGTACAGTCCAATATTGGGATTCCCCGTTAAAGTACGCATATAGTTCTGCCATTNTTTTTCGTATGTTTGCGCCACCGCTATATTGCACAATCCCACTCCCGGGACTGGTAGAACCATATTCAGCGCCGGAATCATTAAGGGTGACAGATCCATGATCCCAAGACCTAACGCCGATATAAGCATCTGCTAGGGATGGGACAGCTGTCGCGAAAGCTGTTCGAACTTTTACTGCTGTTGTCATTTTCTACGCCTTAAGCTCTATTGACTCCAGAGGGGATTTTCTCACAAAGCATTTTATTGTCTGTAGTTTGTCTTTTACTGCTCATATTAAAAAAACTCCTTATGAAACTATCGTTCCGCCTGATGGTAGGTTTATATCATCACATGGTATCGTACAAAACCCCTTTCTAGGGTTCATCTGGGTTCGAATCATTGCACGAGAAAACAAAATAAAAGGAACCTGATCAATGTCTCCGCAAACAACATGCTGACCAGAAGCGTCAATGTTTGTCTCTAAAACTCCACTTTGATTAAAAGTTGTGAATCTTCTGTTTCCGTTGCCGTAGGCCATCTTCTTAAATCTCCTTAGAATGTTGAGCAGGCGGCCCAACACTTAGTATCGGCAGTGACTCCAACAAAAGCAAGCCTGTCTACACCAAAGATTTCAAAGGTCTGGGCCTTCCGACCAGCGAGTGCTTCCGTACCATCATTATCCGGGGCGGTCAAGGTCACGGCGGTGGGTGGCTCGCCAGCATCCGAAGGGGCTAATAGCGGAAACCATTTTCCAAATGCATGGTTATACCCGTATACAGTAATTGTTCTGGCCCCGGCGGTGTCGTCGTCCGCGGAGCCGTTACCCACCAAAAGATGAAGGTACCTTTGATTTTCTGTTGCATAGCCATCGGTCACCGCGGTGAGAGCACCAACCAGTACGACGCTGACCTCAGCCGCGCGCGTGCTGGCAAGATTTTTCGGTCCCCTTGTTCTGCCCCAGCTAGTGTTCTTGTATACTTTGTTATCATGCGCCATTTATGCAACTCCTTGCTCTCTAATATATAGAACTATTTATTGTTCTTTTTCGTTGTTTCCCTGGAAATTCTCTTTTTTCTTTCTCTTTTTCTTCGGCGTTTTTCAGATGCACTTTGAAAATGTCTTCTTTCCCTCACTAATTCCAAAAGTCCATCCTTTTTAACTTTCTTGACAAACTTCTTTATTAACCTCTCATTCTCGTCGAGATATTTTGAATTCGCTTCCACCTCGATATATATAGCCTTGGCCATTAGGGTCCTCGCTTTCCTTAAATAAGTTTTTTCCAAGCATCGCCGGCAACAGAAAGAATACCATCTATATTAATGCCCGGGTCGCCCGGGGAATAGTCAGACAACGGGGAGCTTGGGGTGGTGGTCTCCGATACAGACCCGCCACGAGAGATGGGCTCCGTGCCTTCGAATACGTTTATTCCATTGAAAGCCTCTCCTCCAATGGCGTCGAGCATTTTCTTTCTAGTTTCTGTCAACTGCTTTCTTTTAGTTTTTTGTCTTTCTTTCAGAAGGTCTCCAGGCGGCGGGCTCATGTTGGCGGTAGCCTGTGGTCTCGACTCCACTATCGGAGTGCCAACATTTACACCTTTCACAACTTCTGAAATTATGCCCGAAAGTACACCTTCATCAAATATTACTTCTTTTATACACTGTTTGATAAGGGGCTTTAAGGCTTTTTTTAATTCTTCGTTTTTCATTCCTGTTAGCTTAACCTTTCATAATCTTCAACGCCAGCTGCAGCTAATCTCCTGCGACGGCGGTCATCATCGGAAACACCAGAGGGTTCATCTCCTGCGGGTTCATCACCTTCGGGGGCCTCGGCATCGTCGGCCGGCTCGGGGGTTGGGAGTCGTGCTTCTATTTCTGAATCTTCGAGCGCCTCCAGTGCGACCCAGGCTCCCTGAAGGCCTTCTGAGACTTCTTCTCCCGTTTTCTCTTTTGCCAACCCTCTTATGACTTCAGATATTTGATCTAAAAGCTGTAAAAATTCTGCTTGACTTTCCCCAGTAAATTTGCGGCCACCGGAAGCCTTGCTAATAAATACGGCAAGGCGCTTTTCCGGGTCCTCCTTTTGTGCGGGTTCTGCTGCAGGTTCACCTTCTACTTCTTCCAAAATTGCTTCTTTAATAATTTCGCTGAGTTGTTCTTTATTCAATGGATCAATCCTCTTCAATAATGCTGTTCAAAATTCGATTTATTTTATCGGCCTTCGTAAGGCCCGCAGATCGGTCCCTGGCTTCCGACATCATAAAAGCACCAGGAGTAGAGGGGTCCGAAACCATGTCAAAACATATGAGTTGAAAATCATCTTCTACCATGGTGTTCCCGTTATCTTCCCTGACAGAACCCATGCCCCTAGAAGAGATTCCCAGCTTAACTCCGCACGATATCAACTCTTTTAGCACCTTTCCCGAAGGTGTGTTGAGCACTTCTATCTTGCCCATAACTTTATCGCCGTCTGCCCATATTTCAGTGACCAAATGAGACGCATTTGACAGGTTGACAACCGAAGTCTCTGGATGGTCTAATTCGCCCAAAGCTCTTCTTTCCTTTACGATTTTTTGATAATTTTTAACTTCCCTCATCAGGGTTTTTGACGGATATACGCGGCCATTTCCATTTCTGACATTTGCCTGTTGCATAATGCCTGTCAAGTAAACTGCGCCATTCTCTCTTACCTTTCGTTTTTCGTCTTCAGTAAGAAGGTCTTGGCATATTCCGCCTTCGCAAAGTTCGTAAAATTCTCTAAGAAGTTTCATCTTTAATCCTCAACGCGGGGGCCACCCGCCTCATCTAAGATCCCTTACAACAATTAGCAACAGGTCTTATATACCATCTTATGGTTGTGAATGGTCTCATTTCCATCTCCTATAATTTGTTTTCTTTTTAAAACTAACACCATTGTGTTCTATCTTTAATCCGTTATCTCCGAACAACATATTAAGAACATAACTTGTTGCTGAACTAAGACACCCTAATAAAAAACCCGTAACTAAAGATTCATCAAAACTAAATAGTTCTGTTGTGTCATTAAGGGCCCACAAAAATACACCTACCCAAAAACCCATACACATTGGGCAGCTAAATAACTTCCCTAGGGATCCTTTCGCTGGTCGTATTTTTTTTAAGATTGTTGCATAAACAAGTATTTGTGTTAATCCGTATGCACAAAGGACAAAATATATTAAGCTCACTTCTCCTCGCTTTCTCTAAGAACCGAATACATATACTGATAGCCGTATGGGCGCACCGTGTGATCAAGGGAGCCTTTTTTGTCAGAGTGGGGAATTTCTCCAAGCTCAGTACTATCCTCATCATCAGGATCTACGAAGTGTTGCAACATGTCCTGTTTGAGGTCTCTTCTTGCAAAAATGTCTGGCTTTTCTTGCTCCAAAAATATACTTGTCATAAAAATAGCAGTCTGTACAGAATCAATGCCTTCTATTTTTGATTCATGTATTTCCGCTTCCAAAGAAGAATATACATTCCCGCCTTGAATACTAGACCTTTCTATGACTCCTTTTTTTGCCATAAACTCATAGAACCTGTCTTGTGTAGGATAAACTTCTCTTTGTTTTAAATTCTTCGGAAACGTTATCAATTTGCTTTTTCCCGGAGAGACAACTATATCTATTAGATCATGATCGAATATCATGATGTCTCCATTCAGAGCCCGGCGAGCGACCATTTCGACTGTGACTGGTTTAGGTTCGTCGGGGGGATCCGCCACTATCTTTATCTTTATGGACCCTTCTTCTTGCGGGCCCTCTGTGACACCAGTCGGAATTATCTTTACTTTAATTGCCATCTTTCTCTATCTCTTGCACAAGGCTTTGTATTTTTATAACCTCTTCTAGCATTATCATGTCTATACCGCTGTTCTTGTAACCCTCAAGTTTCGAAAGAACCGCCTCGGTTTTTAGTTTCATTTCTTGGTCTTGCTCCATTATCGGATCACCAATAGCTCTTTTAACTTTTTCTTTTAGTGCGCCTATTTCGTCATTGAGATAAATTTTGAGAGCCAAGCCATTGTCAGAAAACGATGCAACATACTTTGTCAAAAGCTCTTTTTGCCCCTCGTTCAGGGAGTCACAATACTTTTCATTAAACCTTTTTACAAACGATTTAAAAACCAGATTATCTATCGGGTCTTTAGTGTTCGCTTTTCGCGAGGAGTTTTTGTTTGTTAAATTATTTAAAAACTTCTGTTCCAGCAAGACCCTTTCTTTTACATTTGCCGAATCGTTGAATATCGCATAAAGGCTAGCTAAATTTTTATAGTTTGGAACAAAGTTTGCGAACACGCCACTCAGAGACTTGTTTATCTTCTTTATAAGGGCGCTCTGTTCCACAAACAANCCCTTCTTGTCAAGCTTGGAATAAGCTATCTTTGCTTCCATCATTAGCTTTTCAGCGGTCGAAAGATCCAGTTCATTAGTTTCGTACAAGGACTTGTAAATTTCCAACTCCTTCAACAAATTAGAATCTTTTGGAAAATGCTCTTTAATAATTTCAACAATCTTGTTTTTCTTAAAAGTGTTGTTTTTTATTATACTTTTGGTTAATTCTCGAACCAAAGCCTCGTAAACGAAAGCCGTATTTCTTTTTTTATTATGTTTCAGTCTCATCTTTGTCCCTCATTTCAAGGTCTTTGATTAGCTTTTTTACATCAAAACTAATTTCTGTTATTAGACGCTCTTCTCTAGAGTAACTAGTTTGCTTGTCTTCATAAATGCCCTTCGATAAAGACCTCAAACCCATTAAATCATCAAAACCAGAGCCACGAGTGCCTTTCGTCATTCCCGGGTTGATGGTCCTGTCGGTATTTCGGGCTTTTTCATCGGCGTACTTTGACTTCCGTGAGCGAACCCGTGCGCCGCGGTCGTTGCGTTTTACCTTTACCGGTTTGTAAGAGCCCTTTTCATAATGACGTATATCGTCATCCCTCTTGGCTGGTGCTGCCAAGAGGGATGATTCTTCGCCAGCAGCTTCTTCACCACCAAGGTCATCGCCGAGGTCACCGCCGAGGTCGCCACCAAGGTCACCACCAAGGTCGCCACCAAGTTCACCGCCGAGTTCACCGCCTGCGCCGGCGGCGGCTTCGGTGGCAGCTGCAACCTCTGCAGATGCTTGTTCGGCAGTGGCTTCAAGAATCGCATCAAATTTGCGATCATAAAACATTTCTCTCTGATTTCTCAGGAATTCGTCTTCGGTCAAATTAAACAGGCGAGTTGCGACCCAACGCTTGCTGAAATAACCCTCTGTTGCCGACGACGCAGTCTCAAACTTTGTCTTCCAGTGCTCCAGTTCTTGTAGTTCCGCAATTTTGGATGGATTGGCGAGGGCCAACTTGAAAGAAGTCAGGTCTTCTCCTCGAAAGCCTAAAACATATAAATGGATAATCCCGATTTTTTCAAGCTCCGTTATGATAGATCTTTGTAAGCGTGTGATCGTCCTTGCGAACCTTATGTCCTTTTGAGCAAGAGTCGTTTTGTCGTCCTCTGCTCCGCCGTCTGTGGACGCCATCAAATACGATGCAGGGACCTTCAAGGCCGAAAACAGTTTATCTCTAAGATATTTTACATCGTCGATATCCCCAGTATACTGACCACCCGCAAGAGTCTCAACCTTGGAAGAAACTCCTCCCCGAACGGGTATGAAATAATCTTCGTCTACCGACATGGGATTGTACCTAAGGTCCACTCGACCAGTAGAAGGGTCGACAACTTGGTTTCTCTTCATCTGTGTCATGACCTTTTGCATGTATTGCTCCACGTCAAGAGGGGGTATATTGCCAACATCAATATAGAACACTCTTCTCTCTGGAGACCTTACAATTCGATAGGCCATTACTGCGTCTTCTAACAACGTAAGTTGTCTCCAAATTCTACGGGCCGGTTCGAGAACCGATGAACCATATGGTGCATACTTATCATTTCCAAGAACTCGAAAGTGGGCCATTTGCCAGTTTTCGAAAGTCATCCCGGAAGAGTTCCACTGATATTGAATGTAATTCGGGTTTGTCTTGTCCTCGCCCTCCACTCTTTCAATCTCTTGAGTTGGTAAGCCTATTACTGACTGGACTCCAATTGATTCATCTATGTCCAAGTACAGAAAGAAGTCCCCATACTTACACATGGTACGGCACCAGCCAAAAAGATTAAACTCAATATTCATAATATTGCGATACAACGATTCTAAGGTATTCTTTATTTCATCATTATTACAATCAATGGCTAAAAGCGGCTGCAAAGGGCTCGAAGTTGTCATTTCGTCAGCGTATATGTCGAGTGCCGAAGCGATCTCCGGCGTATATTCCATTTGATCAAAGTCTACATACCTTTCCATCCGGTTTTGATTGGCCATAACATTGGCCATCAAGTTATCAAATGGATTGTATTCCGTCTTCTTGAATTGTTGTCCACTAGCCGATCGAAATCTTCTGGCATATTTATCTAGCTGTCGTCTTCTTAATCTTCTTGCTGTTTGTGTTCTGTAAGTAACCAGCGGACCAGAAAGAAGCTTTGTTAGCTTTTTGAACAAACCACTGTCGGGATTCCTTGTGTTGTTTTTATTGTTATTGTTAGCTGCCATATTTTATTTTCAACCTTTGAAAAGCCAAGGAAATTGCTGTTCTTGTCTTTTTGTTTCTTTTATTTTATCAAAAACGCTATCTCTTTTATAGTTTGTTTGTCCAGCAATTGTTGTTGATATCGTTGTATTCGACACAAACATCGAATCTAGAAAGGCCCTTTTATATTCCATGCTTCTGCTGTTCTCCACCAGCGCTGTATCTCTAACCCAACAACCTATGGAGCAAGCCAAAATAAGGTCATCATTGTAGCTTCTCATCGCCTCCGGCTTTCCATTGTTCCAAACAAAGGTCTTCATCTCGTTATAAAGACGAGAGGAGTATATTTTAATTAGTTTGTTTCTTATGAATTCTTCCATCTTAGCGATAATAAGGGGCCTAGTTTTAGAAGAAGTTGTAAAGCCTGCAATAGCATTAGACCTGTGCTCCGCTTGAATTTGATCTATGTATTCGTGAGACGACTTTATAGAATAATAAATATTTGGGTAATTTCTTTCTACCAGCTTGTCCAAAACAGAATACCCAACAGAATTATTCTCAACGATGATCATGCAATCACCATATTCTTTGCCGGCATCATGGAGAATTCCAGCAAATATATCTGGAGTTACCTTTCCTTGATATTCTGCTATTATTTCCATGTCTGTTATGTTTAAAACGTGGAAAACCGAATAGTCTCTTCCGTCGCCCCGGGCAACGTCTGCACTTATAATATATTCTTTTGTGGGGTCAAACTCTTTCCAAATCCACAAGTTTCTATCAAAGCCGGTTCTATATTTTGGATCGGACAACATCGTCGAGATCCAGTCCAGATCATCTGAGTGGAATACAGTCTCCCCAGACATGTTGAAGTTACATTCAAGCTCTTGAGCAATTTCTCGCCTAGACATGTTTTTTGTTTCTTTTTCAAACCATTCTTGATCTCTATCAGGGTGCCTGTTCCACGTAAGTACTGTCGCGTTAAAATCGTTTGTCCTTTGTTCTGCTTCAGTATAAATCTTGTGAAACCAGTTACCAACACCATTGGGAGTAGAAAGAGCGATACAACGACCACCAGTAGAAAGAGTAGGATACAGACCCATCCACAACTCTGCAAGACCCTCAACGTGAGCGGCCTCGTCTATAACCAAGAGAGACAGAGCTTCTGATCGGCCGGCATCGCCGCTAGTTGAAGATGCTTTTATTTGAGATCCGTTAGATAATTCGAAAGAGGTTCTGTTGTCTATCGATACCTCTGAAATCCTGATCCAATCTGGCAGATTCTTTAGTATGCTTTTTACTTTTTTTACTAAATTTGATGCTGTGCTGAACTTAGTTGCTATAACTAAAACATTCTTTTCTCGATGAAAGAGCATCAGCCAGCTAACATAAGCCGCGGAAATGGTAGATATGCCCAACTGCCTTGCTTTGAGAATTACATTAAACCTGTGATCCAAAAAGGACTCCACCAAATCTTCCTGAAAATCGTAAAGACGAAATGGTATTAGACCCTTTTGTGGGTGTGTGATTTTTGCATAAGTATTAATAAAGTATACTGGGTCTTTGCCGCACTTTACTATCTCTTTCATCACCTCTTTTTTGGTGAGTTGGTACATACTTATTTGAGGTCAGTGTTTCTCTGGCCAGATTGAAGATTCCATGGCTCAAATTGTTTAAAATTGTCGGACTTTGACTTGTCGTTTTTGGGCCTCTTCTTTCCCGGCGCTTGGTCCAAAAACTTTTTAATATTGTCCCTCAGACCTTCAGGGTCGGTTTTGTCGAGGCCGTCAACACCGTTGATCGTATAAACCTTGTTTGCTGTAACCGTGGTCCTAACTCTAGAAACATATTGCACTAGGACATCCACTTCCCCTTCTTCTTTCAGAGAGAGTGTACTCTTTGTCAATTTGCGATATTCTTTCTTGATAAATTTAACGACATCATTGATGCTCGACTCAATTTCCGATTCAAACCCCTTGTCGTGTACGTGCTTGAGTTTACAGTCATATTGATATGAAACAATCATCTTGTCCCTATTAAATCTTACTGAAAAGCCGTCTATAAGTCTAGAGTCTATCAGGGGATTCCCCTCTTCTCTGCGCAGGCCCATCTCCACGGGTGAACCTTCCGAATCAATAGCGCCATCGTGAGTGTTTGATAACACTTGCGATATTCCATTTACGATATCTAATATAGTTGCCATATAAAAACCCTCTTGTCCACTAGTAAATAGTAGTTTTATTTGATAATAGCCCTAGTATTATCCGGACGCCAACCCGTTAACCAGCGCTTTTCGCGACCTTCGACATATTGAATGTAACACTCGCGGCAGCAATTAAATTTATTCATATAAAGATCGTCCTTTAGCGAGAAAGAATATTTGTCGCAAACCGGGCAATCTCTTTTTGTTTCTCTTTCTAGAAACTTCCTTGATACTAGAAATCCCTTTTGCTTTTCTTTCTGCCCTTCTGAGCTGTTATGTTTTTTATAGAACTCTTTTAACTCTTCAAGATAGCGTTTTTCTTTCTCGTCTGTCCAACTAGACCTCGGATTCTGAACTGCTTCTTCTCCATATTTTTCTTTTATTGCCTTTTCTACTTTTACGGTATAGTTGGGGTCTTCGCTCATTTCACAATGAAGCCCCCATTGCGACGATCGTTAACACGGTGGTTAAAGCACCAACAGTAAATCCGCCGAGGGCCCATAAGTGAACATAGTCGTTCGGACGCTTAAGGGCGGCGGCCTCCAAGTCTTCTATTTCTTTGTTTTTTATCTTCATTACGGCGGTGGTCTCTTGCAGGATCGTGTCTATTCTCAATTCAAGGTTACTTATTTGCATGTCAAATGCTGCTTGCGCTCCTTGTAGATATTTTTTCACTCTAAGGTCGCACTTTTGTTCCGCAAATTCAAGATTAGCTTGGAGTTTTGCTGTAGCCCTATCGTCAAAACACCAGCCGTCAAAAGGAACCAAGTGACCCTTCTTTACTTGTGCGAATTTTCCATGGTCGGTTTCGGTTGTTTCTTGGGCAAAGGCTGCCGTTGAAACAAAACTAATCAACGTAAGTAAGACCAAGTACCTCTTCAATCTTAGATCTAATAACATTAGGGTTTCCTTTCGAAAGAGCTACTATTTCTTTCACCCTCTCCTTTTCTTGTTCATCTAGTTTGCGATTTTGCTGTTCTAGTTCTTTCTCTATTTTAGCAATAGTTTGGTTATATTTTTCTATAATTTTGTCTCTTTTGGAAATTTCTTCAATGTGGCTCTTTTTGAGAACCCCCATCTGACTCTCGTAAGAGGTCTTCTTCGCTTTGAGAACCTCAACCAGCGCGTCTGAATTTCTTCTCGTTAGCACCCAGACAACGAAAGTCCACACCAAAAGAAACGGTACCTGCCAATGGGCTTTAAGCCATACCCAGGTTTTCTTTATAGAAGATGTGAAACTAATCCAAAACATTTGTGCTACTCCCTATCAAGACGGGCCGTGCTTCCATTTGACGGCCATGTCAACTAAGGCCTGTGTCCCTATATATGCTAGTGTGATTGCTGTCCAGTTATCGCTAGTCACCACACCGTAGGCGCAGAGGCCAGTGGCGGTAACCCAGGCCAAAAATTTACGAGATATAAATCTCTCTACATGTTTGTCTGCGAATGCTTTAAGTTGCGTCACCATGCGCCCCTCCTTTTAAATAAATAGTCAGATCTCGACTTGTGCGTATCCATTGTTTTTCTCAATTATAATTTGTGAATCTACACAGTCCTTTAACGAATCTAGGTGTGATATAAGTATAACAGTTTTAAAATAAGATTTAACCATATCTAAGATTCTGATAAACCCTTCCATGTTCTCCTCGTCGAGGGCAGTTCCTGGCTCATCCAAAATAAAGATATCTGGTTTTGGTAGGCTTGAAACTGATAACAAGGCCAAGCGGATAGCCATCGAGGCAATTGTCTTTTCTGCACCTGATCCCAATTCCAAAGGCCGATGATCATGTTTGGGGTGTTTTATTGATATATCTAATTTGTTTCCGTCGTTTTCGATGAAAATGTCAAAATCAACAATGTTTGTTAGAGTTTTAGCAATTTCAGAATTGATCAATGGCAAACGCTTCTTAATAATATCGTAAGAAATACCATTTGAATGACAACAGGTCATCAGAAGATCATAGGCGGAATATTCCAAACTTAATTCAGCGATCGTCTCCTTTTGTTCCTTTAAGGTTTCAAGCTGATGCTCCAGAGATCCATGCTGCCTATAAAGAGAATGAACCTCTTCTCTGCATTTCTCGTGTTCGTGCTTCTTTTCAAATCTTTCGTCGAGAACTTGTTCTCGGGTCGAAAGAAGCTGTTCTAAGCTCTCGATTACTTCTCTGTTGCTTTCATATTCTTCAATTTTTTCCTGCAGTTTTTCTATTTCTATTCTTGTCTTGATTATTTGTGTTTTATTTTTCTCTAAATTTACTTGATTTCTTGCAAGAGAGGTAGCCAAAACAGCTTTCTTTTCAGCGAGCTTGTCATATTTTGCAAGATAGTCATCTACCTTTGTTGGTTCGAGGTTATTTATTTTCTCGCCGAGAGAGCTAGTTCTAACACAATCGGCAGACATCTTCTTCTCTGTAATTTGAATTAGGTCATATGCTGCATGAGCATCTTTTATAAACTTACAAGACGGATATTGAGTACCGCATGGAACTTCAGATAGTAAATCCTGCTTTCTCCTGCTAGTGGTAACAATCTCACTGTTTTTTTCTGTCTCATGTATTAACTTAATAAGTTCTTCCTTGTGCTCCTCAATGAGCACTTTCTTTTCTTGATAGGAAGAGACATCGAAATTAACTAAAAAGTCGTCTATCTTTTTAAAGCTTTCTTGTTCTGATCTTATATTCTTCTTTAATGAAATTCCGTTTTCTTCTAAAACGGAGAACATATTCTCTGCAGAAGTCATGTCGTTCTTCGTAGTAATAATATCAATTATCTCTGCTGGAACAGAATCTATTTCCTCTTGTAAGGATCTCTCTTGAAAATCTAGTGATTCGATTTCTTTCCTTAGGGTTTCACACCTTTCCTTGTTTCTGTCCATCATTATTAAGCTCTTCTCTAGCTCAACCTCGACTTCTTTGATTTCNTCTATGTAATCCCGGCCTTCAAGCTTTTTAAGGGCACCGCGNGTGTCTTGTGAATCTTCTTTTGCTAATCTAAATTTTCTTTCAAAAACTTCAAGATCTAAGAACTTTGCAAGAATCTCTTTTCGTTTGGTGGAACCTTCGTTAATAAAAGATAGTGAACCGAGTTGACTAGCCATAGAAGTCATCAGAAAATCGTCGATAGTGCCAAACAATCTTCGAATATTCTTGTCAGTATCCATCCGAGACAAGCCGTTAAAGCTAATCTTGTTTTCTACAAAATCTTCACTGTAGAAATCCAAATCAGTTTTTGCCTCCAGGGTCTCTTCTCCATGGAGCCTTTTGGTGTATTTCTCTGAATTCCTCTCTATGATATAATNTTTTTCTCCAACACCGATGGTCACCTTTCCTATACCATAATCGCTTTGTTGNTTAATGATATTAAGATTCTTTCTTATTGACTTGGACGTAGAGTTGTAAATTGTGTATAAAATGCTATCAATAATCGAAGACTTGCCAGAAAAGTTCTTTCCAAAAATACCAACAATCCCGTTTAAATTTTCAAAGTTTATCTTATTGCCTTCGCCATAATTAAAAAGATAATCCCACTCAATACTTTTGAGGTTCCAATTAATATTTCTGGACACCTCTTCGCTCTGTTCTATTATTGTATTGTATTTATTATTGAGCTGTAGGACTTTTTTCATCACATCCTCTTCTACTTGAAAATCCTTCAAATATTCTTGAATGAGACTTTCCTGCACCTTTACATCTCTCAAGTCTTCTTGTACGAGACCCCTTGCTGCGTCTTCAACTGAGATGTTTCTTCCGGAGGCTCTGTTCAAATACACTAGAGATTCTGGCTTGAATCGGTGCTTTGCAATTTCTACCGCACGTCTGATCTTATCAAGAGAGATATTGGTCTTAGATGCCAGTCGTAACCTTGCTCCAAGCGGAATGTCGAGCTTTTTCGGCATACGACCTTTCGGCGTGAGGTTAATAGTAATGAACGGCTTTGGGTTTGTGAAGGTGATATGATCAACACAATACCTGTCTTTGTCCTCAATATCCCAGAGTAGATAACCCTTATCTAAAGTTTCGCCAAAATTCTGCTGAACTGTACTGCCGGCATATCGAATACGACCTTCTGGATCTAGGGCTTGGGTCTTATGAATATCGCCGAGAAACGCATAATCAAACGAATCGAAAATATCGATCTTATGATCTGCAGATTCCATCACCCACCCAATGTCAGTAGAGCAGCTTAAAATTGATCCGTGATAAAGGGCGATATTGATGCGGTCACTATCAGTTGGATCCATCCAACCATCCTCATCGAAAACGGAAAGAACATTTAAAGAAAAGTCATCACCTAGAAGAACCTCTCCCGAATTCTTGATCAAATGAAGATCCGGATGATTCATCGCATCCACGATTGGAGTCAATGCATCCTGCCTACTGCTATTTTTTAAATTGCCATCATGGTTGCCCAAAATAATATATGTCGGTGCAATGTTTGCTAGATTCCTAAAGAAGTCAGTACATAACTCCACAAACTCTGGAGATATTTGCGTTTTTGTATGCGCAATGTCACCGCAGTGAACGATATAATCTATTTCTTCTTCTAGTAAGGAATTATATAATTGTTTGAATACTTCCCGGTATTCGTGGTGATATTTTAAGTTGCGGATATGCGTATCCGCAATATGCGCAAATCGCATATAGCCTCCGTATCTAAATAGTTTTATTTATTATAGGATAGTTTTGTTCTTAAGTCAAGAGTTTTCTTCGTTTAGAAAACCGACAAAACGATTTAGAAAGACCTGCTGGTCCTGAGGTGTAAGGTTGCGAAATTCCTTAATAATATTTTCGGCCATTTCGCTTCCCGCACTAGATTCTTCAGTCTCCACCATTCTGCTTATCTCTTCTCGAATGATCTGCTTAAGCCTACCTCTAGTGATTTCCATGTTCGCGCCTCCTTAAAAATTTAAGTACTGATATAAGTAGTCAGTATTGTCAACAACAGTCGCCTCTTTCTGCAGTTTTAAGAAAGTCTCTTTTGGCATGTCTCCGACGTCCAAGTAAGAACCCAAACTTATCTTTCTTACTTCTACATCGTAATCCATCAAATTCTTAACTATCTTTCTTTCTTTGTGTTCTGCATCAGAATCTAAAGCTATATAAACCTCTTTGCGACACTTTACAATCTTTCTGAATAATTTTGAGTTTACTCCCAGGCTTGAACCCAAGATAGGAATTGCGTTTTCCGCCCTCATTGCGTCAAAGACCCCCTCGACCAAAACAACCGGCTCGTCCCAATCAATGTATAAATCGTTGAAAACCACATCGCGACTTACAGGTGGATTTTTATATTTCGGAAAATGACCTGCATAAGATCTAGCTATAAAATAATTTAAATCTCCATTCTCATCAAAAGAAGGTATACAAATCCTTTTTGCATAATCTCCAGCATCGCAATATCCTATTTTCCATTTCAAGATGTCCTCCCTATCTATACCCCTGCCCTTTAAATAAGACAAGGCATGTCGAGCGCCGAAGGATCCTGTCTTGCCGGTCAGCGTTTTAAAGGATTCCGGTAAATGAACTATTGACTTTTCCTCTTTTTGAACCTCTGTTGAGAAGATATCTTCGAATCGAGCAAGGTCGACCACTTCTTCGAAAGAAGCCCACTTAGAATATTCAGAATATGGGGCGTATCGTTTTACCAGTGCAGAAATGTCTATACCTGAGTATCCACAAATCCAGCACTTAAAAACATTTTTATCAACATTTACAGATAATTTACGTTTAGAGTGTTCGCACTTCGGGCATTTGAATAAATACTCTTCACCCGTCTTAAAAAATCTTCCAAAAGACCTTTCTAAGATTTCAACTTTTTCTCTTTCCATTTTAAGAAGCCAGCTTTCGCTATGACCCAGCTGTCGGCTCTATCAAAAGCTCCGGGGCGTGGGTTTCCATGTTTTGTATATTCTACAACGAAACCGGGTAAAATGTCAAGTACATGTTTCAAAACTTCTTCTTTTGCTTTCGAACCCCTTGGAACCTTTATTTCACAAGCCTTTCTGGCGGAGGGGGCTGATATGTATTCTGGCTTTATTCCCAAGGATTTAAAACAAATCCAAGATACAATTCCATTAAATCTAGATAAAGTGGATAAAGTCTGCGCAGACGAAAAGCCGGATCGAAAAGACTGAAGTGATTGTTCTATATAAACCTCTTTTATTTGAAACTTGTGCGACAAGGCAAATATTTGCAATCTTATAAAATCCGCCTTTTCAAAAAGGTCTTTAAACTTGTTTGCGTTCCTGGTATCCCAACTTTTACAAAAAACTACTTCGCCTTTTTCGTTTAGTATTGTGGCACCGGTTATGCTCGTCGAAACATCTAATCCCAATATCATTTGCACGTCTCATAAATAAATTGAATATATCTCACCATTAGTATTTCTTTCACCTTATCATCTGCATTATACCATTCCCAAGAGGCTGTAGACTTCATTCCTTTTAATTCTTTTTTTAGTGTTTCTATTTCTTCGTTTAAGATTTCAATTTGGCTATCATCAGGCGGTGGCAGTTCAACTTTTAGTTTTTCCGAAATCTCGTACAGATCGCTCAAGTTCTTTTTATCCGCGGCTTCTTGAGCTACTTTAAATAATTCCTCTTTCTCTTTTCTCTCGTTGTCAGTCATTTCGACAAGCTTATCTGGATGGATTTCTTTTGCTATATTTCTGAATATCTTTCTTACTGTACTAGAAGGTGGTTGAATTTCTTTTATTTCTTCTTTTTGAACTTCCTCTGCTCTCTTTTTCGAATTGTCTATCATCCCCTTCTTTGTAATATCCTCAAAAACCTTCCTATCTTCTTTTGAAAGGTTGTTTTTAATAAAATTATTAAAAGCCGAAGCAAAATGGGCTGAAGCAGCTGATGCTAGATCTCTATTTATTTCTAATTTTGCTTTTAAGAACTTTAATTCTAAAAGCCGAAGATCGAACTCTTGCTTTGTCACGGAGGGCATTAAAAATCCAGTTTGAGCTTGAAAGTGTATTCTCTTTCTTCTGTCTTCCTCACTGGCTTAGCAAGCTTGGCTATACCGATAAGGTTTCTATCTTTATCATACACCCCTATCTTCGAAATGTAAACCTCTTTTTTATATGATCCTGTGGGATCCACATATTGAGAATTGTTAAGATTAACAAACTCCAAATCGTCAAATTCTTTAAAATGTTGACTAGAAGTTTGTGGAGTTTTTGATTGATCGAACCTCGTTACTGTTGGATTTGTTGAATTATTTAATTTGCCGCGGCCCGCATGAGCCATCATCGTTACAGTTGGGATGTAGTTAACTCCCTGATATTCTAGCACGAATGCCGAACCTGTCACTACGCCGGCGGCTGTACCGTCAAAAGCACCTGCGCCAAAGTCCGTCCACTTTGGAGTCGAAAAAGCCCCGCCAGTGTACTTATCTTGAAAATCTGCGTTTATGTTCCAGCTACCAGTAAGTGCAATAAAACCTTCATTGTACAAGACAACGCCAGCAACTTTGTCATTATAAGCAGTAGAAGACCCGGCAGTGCCGGATACCTGAATTAATTCGCCGTTCTTCTTCTTGTCCGTAATTTCTGCAGCTAAAGCGCCAGTGATATAAAATTTTAAAGATACTGATCCTTTTCTTATGGAGGATCCGTAAAATATCGAAGGTATCTCTATGAGATTTAGTAACTGGCGGCCCTTGTCCCAGTTTACATCAGGTGGTGCAGCTTCGACCGATGAGGAAGAAAACAAATAGTGTTTACTGATATTAGAGTAGCTATTGAAAACGTTCTTTAAAGCTAGAATATTTTTCTTACTATTAGCAACCTGGGTGACTTCACCTTGCACAAATCTGTCTGTTATCGATGCCGTTGGTGGGCCGNCCGCAAAACGAGTCCTGGTTATACTTGCCGTAAGGGGGTAATTACTTTTTATAATATCCCCGTAATTGAACTGATTGGCAGAGTCAAATTCACTGGTACTTATTGTCTTAAATGCTGTACGAGCGCCGTTCTTTGTTACGAATGGAAAGATTGAACCTGAACCAGGAGGTTCTGATGTGCTTTGGTCAATTACCCTGTCTATNTTGAGTTCATATAAACTCAAATATCCCTGTGTAGTTGCAAGCTCGTTACTAAGGAGTGATTTGCTAGTCTTTATTCCGTCAATATAAACTTTAGAATCGTATATAAAAAAAGATTTTCTGGGATATGCTTTTACTCTGTTGTAGAACAGGTCTTCTGAATTGAATTTGTAAAGTGGCATAGCATTTCTTAAATCTTAATAGTCTAGTCTAACTCTCAGAGTCAGTTCGTTTGTTGGATCTTTTCTAAGCGGTTCTGACAACTTCGCGGTTGCCATCAATTCATTGTCCGGAGAATATAAGCCAACTGAAGTTATATAAGATACCGGCATATCGCTTGGGCTGTTCTTNACNCTTATCTTACTTTCTGTCAAGTAAGTTGGGTTGGAACTATAATTAAACTCATTGTGATTCGCACGACAGAAATAAACTGTTGAATTAAGTTCTGTCGTGTTGTTGAAAGAGATCTGCTTAATTCTGCGCCTAAGTGCGCTACAACCAGTTTGAATTGTAGAACCCGTCAACATAGAGTATACATCTGCTTGAGCTAATGCTGTGATATCAATACCAGCTGCATCTACAATTTGCTTGTGCATCATGCAGCTTGCTGAATTGAGAATACCTCCAGTAAGAGCATATACAGTTGGGTTTCCGGCCGCTTTGGCATGGTGGCCTCCGCCGGCGGTAGTAGACGCGGTAACAAAGCGATTTACTGCACCGCCGAAGCCGGGCCCAGTGGTCTGGTCCGTTGGGGCGGCAGCTTTTGCAAAAACTCTAGCATCCAAAACAACAATGCCAGCCTGATAGAATACCAACCCTATATTTCCTGGTTTGGTCGGATGAAGAGAGCCCGTTGTCGCGCCATGCGCTATAGCGCCGGATGCTTGCGTAGAAGAAGCTGACAATATTCCATATTCACCGGCGGGAGAGTTGATCCTGTAATCGTTTTGTGCATTTGTATCTTTTACAGTGATTGTTCGACCAGTATATTTTCGTAAATCACCGCTAGTCTCTGAAGGAGAGTCTGGTGAACCATAGTTCGGCGCAACACCGAGTTCCATGCTGAAGCTGCCTTTCTTTATTTCATCTTTGACCAAAAGCCTTGCAAAACTGATGAAAAATGCTTCATTGATCTTCCCTCTCTGACTATCCACAACATCACCGTCTTGATCAAACGCTCTAACGTTTCCGTGCTGATCGTGACCCATAAGAATCTGAGCCATTTGATTGTATATTGCTATCTTTTCTTCTTG